AAGTATAAAAAGAATATGGAAGATAGGGTATTAAACAACGTAGGTTTTGAAATTGTGAAGTGGTTTGGATTAAAGGATGACTTTAGTGAAACTACAGGAGTTGATGTGGCACAACCAGTTTTACCTGGTAAACATAATGCTGAAAAGAATACAGAATTATATGGTGATTTAAAAGAGGGTATTAACTTAGATGATGAGGTAAAATTTCTTCTTGAAGTAGATGGGATGTTATTAGAAGAGGGAGTTAAATTCAATAACTTTCTAAAAGATTGGGCTAAAAAAGCAAAACAACCATTATCTAAAGTTAGAAAAACAATGACGAACAAGAATACTTTTTCTATTGCTAAATTAAATGACTTTAGTGTAGATAAAGTATTAGAAAATGCTAAAAAAGGTTTCAAAGCATATCAGAAAATTCTTAATTATGTTCCTGATAAGATAGCAAATAAATTAGCAAAAACAAAGTTTGGACAAAAGAAAGAAAAATACTTAAAAAAATTAGATAATTTCTTACAGAAACATCCAAAATTAAAAAGAATAATGGGTGTAGCTGCAGCTGCTGGTGTAACTTATGCTTGGACTAAAATGACATTCATTGGAGACCCAGAGTATGATTTAGATTTATCTGCAGCAGCTGCTGCAGCAGCATCTGGTGATTTTAAGATGGCTGATTTATTTAGTGGTGAGATAGGAACTAAGTTCTTAGTTCTTACTGCTGTCGGTGCTACCACAGGTTTAACAGCACCTTATACAAAAATTTTAGGTAGTGCTGCAACTATGGCAGCTGGTGTTTCGTTTGGTGCTTATAGAGCTTATAAAGCATGGAAGAAAAAGAAAGCAGATGCAAAAAAGAAAACATCTGCACCAGACACCGTAAAGAATCCAAATCCAAAAGGAAGAAAGAAAACGATTAGTCGTAAAAGTGCAGTTAGGTGGGTAGCAAAGAATAAAGGTACTAAAGCAGCACAGAAATATGCAAAAAGTTTAACAGAAACAAAATTGTTTACACCAGATTGGTGGACACAAGAATTAGATTTAAATCCACAAAAAAAGGAGTTATTATTAATGGGTGGAGCAGCAGGTCACATGAGTCATCCTTTCGATGACAACAATCTAACTTTTGGTGATTTTAAAAACATCATCAATATGAGTTTAGATGGAAAACTAAGTCGTGAAGATAATGTTACAGAGAAACTTGACGGACAAAACTTGATGGTAAGTTATGTAGATGGAGAGTTAAGAGGAGCTCGTAATAAAGGTCATTTAAAGATGTTTGGTAAAACCTCATTGAATATAGCTGGTATGAAAAGTGTTTTTAGTGGTAGAGGTGATATAGAAAAAGCATTTGTTGGTTCTATGAAAGATTTAGAGAAAGCAATAGGTGCATTATCAGATAAACAAAAAGAAAAGGTATTTGGTAATGGTAGTAAATGGATGAACTTAGAGATTATGTATCCTGCTACAGCAAACGTTATTGATTATGATGTATCTGAATTATTCTTTCATGGTAGTGTAGAGGTTCACGAAGATGGAACTGTAAAAAGTCAAGTAAAAGATAGTGCAAGAATGTTAGAGGGAATGATTAGACAAGCAAATGCTAATATTCAAAAGAGATTTAAGGTATCTAAACCAGTAGTTTTAAACTTACCTAAAGTTCAAGACTTCTCTAAAAAGAAAAAATATTTTTTATCGAAGTTGAGAAAGTTACAGGCTATTTATAGTCTGAAAGATAATGATACTTTAGGTATGCATAATGAGATGTATTGGAGAGAATACATCTTTAATGGTGCAAAACAACATAAGTATAAGATTCCAAGAATTGTTTTAGAATCATTAGTAAAAAGGTGGGCTTATTTAAATAAGTCGTTCAGATTAGATAAAAAGAATATTAAACACGATAAATTTTTGAGTTGGACTAAAGGTGTTGATAAGTTTGACCATAAAAAGTTAGCTTATGAGAACATAAAACCACTTGAATTGTTATTCTTAGAGTTAGGTGCAGAGATATTAAAGAATTTAGAAGGATTTTTAGCAGTTAATCCCAAAAAAGCAGTTCAAAAGATTAAAAAAGACTTAAAATCAGCAATATCTGGTTTAAGAACATCAAAAGACATTAAAAAAATAGATTTATTGAAGAAAAACTTAAACAAGATTAATTCTATAGGTGGAACACAAGCAATAGTCCCATCAGAGGGATTGGTATTTAAATATAAAGGCAATATGTACAAGTTTACAGGAGCATTTGCACCTGTAAATCAAATTGTAGGTGCATTAAAGTTTTAGGAGTTATAATGGCAGGTTATAGTAGAGACAATGAAAGACAAAATAAGGTTCTTGGTGATTTAATTAGTGGAAAAACGCCCGACAAAAGAATTATGGTTGGTTATGAGGGTGACAAAGAGGTAACAACGGGTGACAAGATAGATAAACTATCTGATATCATGAAAGATGCTAGGATGCCCTGGTTTTGTCCATCTTGTAAGAAAACAATGAAGAAACGTTTAGATAATAAAATGTGGTTATTATATAATCATTGTTTTGATTGTCAGATTGATTTTGAAAACAAACTTCGCATTAAAGGTGAATATGAAGAATGGGAAAATGGCAAAGTAAAAAGAAATCAAAAAGCATATCTTGAAGATTTGTTAGTATCTTTAGATGAGTGGAAAAATACGAAGATAGAGTTTCAAGAACAGGTTGGTGTTAAAGATATGGAGATGGAAAAGGAAAAATGGACACAAAATCAAGAACAAGTAAAAGAAATGGCTGATAAAGCAGAAGAATTTATCAGAAAAACATTAAAAGAAATAGAATAACTATTTATATATATGAAGAACCTTTACTTTAAAAAGAACAATTATTATCTTGTTCCTGGTGCTACTTGTAACGAGATACACGCTGTTTTACACGATATGAAAAAGTTAGCAGAGGTGTATCTGTCTGATATAGAGGATTTAGACGAAGATAGTGAAAGGTTTGAAGAAGCAATGATTATTTTTGAATTTGTAATAAACAAATTTTTAAAAGTAAATGAATTTGATTCTTTACAGTTAGGTGGAGTTAAATCTTCAGTAACATTTAATGAATTATTAAAATCTACTGGTCTTAAAAGGGCCGGTAGTCGATAGGAGAATAATATGGCTAGCAATCACAACTATCCAAGTTCGTCAATGAATACTCACCCAAGTGATTACGATCATTTTCAGAAATTTGGACACCCTGGAAAATACAAGAGTTTGCAAGTAATTAACAATGCAACAGGTAGTTTCACAGCTTCTAATTATGGAGCAGGTGCACTTATTGTAGGTGAAGCATCAACAACTGGACACGCTGACTTATCAGGTGGTGGAAGAGTAAATCTTGCACACTTGACAAAGGGAGTTCAGTATGATTTTTCACTAAAAGAAGTGGCTTGTAATGCAAAGGCAGTATACGTATTGATACGTAATCCAAAGTTAAGCTAATGGATAAGAACTATAAAGAGATTATAAAGAAAGAATATTTAAGGTGTGCGGCTGATCCGATTTACTTCCTAAAGAAGTATTCGTTTATTCAGCACCCAATTAAGGGTAAGATACCATTCGCTCTTTATGACTTTCAAGAGAAAACTTTAGAAGAGTTTTCACAGAACAAACTTAATGTAATCTTGAAAGCACGACAGTTGGGTATTAGTACCTTAACTGCTGGATATTCTTTATGGTTGATGACGTTTCATCAAGATAAAAACGTTTTGGTGATTGCAACTAAACAAGATACTGCAAAAAACTTGGTTACTAAAGTTCGTGTGATGCACGCAAACTTACCAAGTTGGTTAAAGCAACCTTGTGTAGAAGACAACAAGTTAAGCTTGAGTTATAAAAATGGTTCTCAAATAAAAGCTGTATCAAGTGGAGAAGATAGTGGTCGTTCTGAAGCTCTGTCTTTATTGATACTTGATGAGGCAGCGTTTATTGACAAGATTGATGTGATATGGGCAGCTGCATCACAGACATTATCAACTGGTGGTCAATGTATAGCATTATCTACACCGAATGGTGTTGGTAATTGGTTTCATAAAACATGGAGTGATTCAGAAGATGGGTTAAATGATTTTAACTTTATAAAACTTCATTGGACTGTTCATCCTGAGAGAGGACAAGAGTGGAGAGATGAACAAGACAGATTATTAGGACCAGCGTTAGCTGCTCAAGAATGTGATTGTGACTTTATCACTTCAGGACAAAATGTTATTGATGGTGTTATTTTAGAAGAAATGAAAAATACTACGTGTAAAGAACCTATCGAAAAACGTGGTATTGATAGTAACTTGTGGATTTGGGAGACAGCAGATTACACAAAAGATTATATAGTATGTGCTGACGTTAGTAGAGGAGACTCTACAGACTATTCTGCTTTTCACGTTATAGATTTGGAAAGTTGTAAACAGGTAGCAGAATATAAAGGTAGAATATCTACAAGAGACTATGGTAATATGTTAGTAAACATAGCTCAAGAGTATAATGAAGCACTACTTGTTGTGGAGAATAATAATATTGGTTGGGCAGCAATCCAACAAGTAATTGACAGAGATTATCAGAACTTATTCTACACATCAAAAGATTTAAAGTATGTTGATACTGAAAGGCAAATGACTAATAAGCACTATAGAGAGGAAAGACAAATGGTGCCTGGTTTTACAATGTCTATGAAGACAAGACCATTAGTCATAGCAAAATTAGAAGAATTTTTTAGAGAAAAAGCTGTT